ATGCCTTTCGGCATCCCGGACATCCTGTCCCTTTTGGAGGTGTTTAATGGTCCTAGTCGCTTATTCTAAATCTGAGCCCTCTTCGTTACGCTGGAAAAATTATTCTGTTTTAACCTTGAACGGGAACTTTCATAGTCAAGCTGGCCCTTCTTTTGGCCAGTTTTCCTTGAATCGTTCCCTTTCCGGTTATAAGAATAGTTCCTGGCGTCAGCAAATTGAGCTCGGTCAGAATGCGACTACACCGTTGACTGCATCTGAGACAACTCTGGACTACTTTGATCCTGCAGAAATGCAGCTTCAAAGAAAAGATGCTCAGGGTACTTGGTTGCAAACCTGGTATGTAGATACTCCTAGGAGTGATACGTACGATGGTTCTCTCCTCTCGACCGTCGACAACCTCGCTCGCACTAACGCTATACGTAAACTCTCTTCCAACTTTAAAGGTTATACCTTTCTAGGTGAACTTAGGGAAGCTGTGTCTATGGTTCGGAACCCTGCGCATTCTTTGCGAAAAGGTCTTGATTCATATATGCAGTTTCTTTCTAAGAAGCGCTCTCGCCTTAACGGGCGAAAGGGTTTAGATGAGTTCCGTAAGATCGCTAGTGGAACGTGGCTTGAGTACTCTTTTGGTTGGAGACCTTTGATCGGTGACATACAGGCCGGGTTCGACGCTATTCGCGATCGAGCTTCCCGTCCGGAGTATCAGCCTTTCAAAGTATCAGTTACTCGTGACCGTCAGACCCCCCGTAGATTAATCTCTTCGAGTGGCTTTCAGTACATGACAATTGATACTTTTATGTTTTCCCGTGAAGAGTGCTCAGCTTACTATCAGGGTACTGCCAAAGCTTTCGTGACGACCTCTGGTCTTCCCGAGAAGCTAGGCTTGTATCCTTCCGAGTTTATACCTACTGCCTGGGAACTCGTACCTTGGTCATTCGTAGTTGATTATTTCGCTAATATTGGCGATATTCTCGACTGCTGGGCTACTGCCCAGAGATTGACTTATGGTTACGTTACTACTGGAACGAGAAAACTCGTTACCAGCACTCAGGACGTAGTTGCTCGGCCCACTATTTTCTTTGCCGGCAATAAAATGCTTGCTCAGAATGGTGGACAGATAGTTGTGTCGACAAAGGCTGTGACCCGAAGCAATATCACCACTATTCCTTTACCGCAATTCGCTTTGAAGTTTCAACTCAGTAATTCAAAACTACTGAATCTTGCTGCTCTAGCTCTTGCGCGTAAAAAGGATTTGGCGTTTTCTCCTGGTCGCTATTAACCCACTAACCTCTATAGGTACTTGTATGAGCTATGCTCCTACTTCCCCGGTTACAGGCTCTGCCCAGACCGGTTTCACCAATCCGACCTATACAATTTCGTCGGATACAGCACCCTCTAACCAAGGCAAACAGCATGCTGTTACTGCTCTTGGTGGTACTCAAGTGGGTGTTACTACTCATACTGTTTCGTCCCCGTTTACCATTACCTTCACACGTCCTTCGACGTTGAAGATTCTTGGTACTCAGAACGCCAACGGACAATACTCAAACATCCCGAAAAACACGTACAAATTTGTTGTGCGCAAGGGTGCTACCCCTGCTCTCAACAATGCTGCACAAGTTGCTCTGGTTGATTGTGCTATTGTTATTCCAGCCGGTACTGACACGTATGATTCTGTTAATATACGTGCCATGTTATCAGCTGCAATTGGCGTTCTCCAGCAGGTATCTGCTGGGATCGGTGACTCTACAGTGACTGGAATTCTTTAATTCCGTCGAATCTGCTATCGCAGTTCATGAGAAGGTGAAATCATCATGTGCAATCGCTCTGATGCTCTTTACACATCAGTTCTTACTGATATAGAAATATATCGTAAGGTCAAAGGACGACCGAAGCTAGATTTTGATATGCTGCCTCATCAGGCTTTAAACCCTGAGGATGCTGCGCATCTTAATCTCTCTAGGTCAATTATAAAGAAGTGGATCCCTATAACCCCGGATGCTACTCTCAAGACGAAGGCTATTAGCCTTTTTCTCGATTGTAACTCTAGATGTTCTAGTGATTTCACACCTGGACTACTCCATCGTACAATGCGTTATATTGCTTACCGCGACCTCCCTGGAATCGATTGGGGGGTGCTATTAGCTAATATGCGTTTTGGACCTGGAGCTTCAGTTCTTTCTCAAGGAAGGAATTCTTTCTTTGAGAAGTTCTTTGTAAATCCTTTGACAACGACGGATTCCGCACTCTATAATGAGTACAGGAAACACATGCGTCTTCGTCCCTCTTGGTTATCAGCCGAGTTAGCTCGGGTGAGGATTCAAGGGGGCGAGCCGTTCCGTTTAGTTACTGGTAGCAATCTTTCCACCGTACCTAAGACCTCCAGTATAGATAGAACTATCTGTACTGAGCCTTCTCTCAACATGATGTTTCAGCTATGTCTAGGTGATGCCTTTAATAGGGCATTATCTATCCATTACGGTTACGATCCCGCTTTACAGCCTGATCGTAACCGTGAAATGTCTCGTCGAGGAAGTCTAGGTGGTAATCAGTGCACAATCGATCTTAAGAGTGCGTCTGACACAATCTCATTTAAATTGTGTGAGTACGTTCTCCCTCATGACTGGTTTTCTGCAATCTTAGATTGCAGATCGCCGGTCACGCTGATCGATGGAGCTCCTCAAGATCTTCACATGGTATCTAGTATGGGGAATGGTTTTACTTTCCCCTTACAGACATACCTTTTTTCGCTTATGATTCGTGCTTTATGTACGATTCACTCTCGAAAATTTAATCGCTTCGATCATGTTAATGATTTCGGCGTTTTTGGTGATGACCTTGTTGTGCCGCAAGTACTCTATTCTAATGTTCTCAGTGGCCTGTCAGAGTTAGGTTTTACGCCTAATAACGATAAGTCGTTCGGAACAGGAAGTTTTAGAGAATCATGCGGCTCTGACTGGTATGATGGAGTAAATGTTCGTGGAGTATACGCTCGGTCGGCCTCACAGCTTACCGAGCGCTTCTCGCTTATCAACCGCCTTAACCGGTGGTCGACTACGAACAAGACTTTACTCTGTAATACTATCTCAGAGTTACTACCTACTAACTGGCGCACTTTCTCCGTACCGCCTGATGAAGGTGACACCGCTGGCATAAAGGTTCCTTCCTTTATGTTCAAAGGTCCGTTTTATACGGCTTTCTCTGTGAAGAGAAAGGTTTTCAGCATCTTGCGGAAGGAGCGACTGAGAGCTGGCTGGGATAATCCTGTCGGATTCATCTTAGCCGCCTCGGCTGGTGCACTGAGGTCAGACGGGTTAGATCGAAGGCAAGATCCGACCCGTTATGTCAAGATCCGCGCGTTTACTCCCAATTGGGACAGACGTTTGGATCTAGACAGGTACGGTATCGGCTTTGCCGATTGGGAGAATACAACCTGGCTCAATCTAACCAATTGAGCTAGTCCTCGGTGCTTGCACCTCCTCATCCGCTAGCCTAGCAG